CTAGCCGTTTTCGGCGCGATTCTGGGGAGGTTGCAGGGAAGAAATGGTGCTTTCCAGTCGCGCCATTTCAATGACGTTCTGGTTCCCGTCGATCCACTTCGAGTAGGTGGTCAGGAACATCTCGACGCTATGGCCCAGCTGTTTCGCGCAGAATGCCGGCGTCATTCCCACCATCAGCATTGCGGTCGCGTAGCTATGCCGCATGTTATACGGGCGCCTGTAGCGGATCCCGAGCCTTCTCAGCATCGGTTCCCAGTACGTGCGGCGGAACGCGTCCTCGTCGTGCCATACTTCGTTGTAGCGGGGATCGAGAAACACGCGGCCATTCGACATTTGCGTGAACGCTCGCTGACGTTGTAACGCTGCCATCGCTCGGCTGTTCAGATGGACCAGCCGCGCGACCTTCGTTTTCGTTCGATCCAGCTGCTCGCCGCGGACATAGGCTTTCGCGACGAGCATCGTGGCGCTAGCCAAATCAATCTGGGGCCATTCGAGCCCATAGATTTCGGATGTCCGCAGGCCGGTCCAGAACCAAAACTCGGCCAGGTTGTGCACCTGGCCGGGATATGCGCGCTCGGCCTCGGCGATAATCCGGTCGGATTCTTCCCGTGCGAATGGGTCGGGAGGGGGCTTCTGGTGCTTCGCGCGCGGCACGGCGTCGGCCGGGCTCTCCTTGATGAACTTGTCCCTGACAGCAAGCGATAGCGCGGCTCGGAGGACAGAAAGGTAGTTGTTGACGGTCTTACCGCTCAGGTCCGGGCGATTCGCAATTGCCGTCTGAATTTGAATTGCCTTCAACGATCGTATCGAGACGCTTCCAGTCGGCTTCGTCTTGTCCTCGTCGCATGCAGTTTCTTTCCAGAATTTGATTGCCGTGGCATAGCCGTCGCGTGTTGATCGCTCAATTCGCTGCGCGGCAAGCCACCTGTCCAACCAATCCCTGAGAAGGAGTGATGTCGCGTCTCCTTCGGATGGAAAGTACTCGGACATGATAAAAGTGCCGTGGCGAATTCGATCGCGAATTTCTGCCGCCAGTCGCCGCGCATACTTTACGTTCGCCGGGGTGGGCAGCATCGGCTTCCCGTCAATCTTCAGAGTCTTGCGCATTTCTTGACCATCGAGCACAAATGCCAAACGGATAGATTTTTCGCGTACTTCTACACCGTCGCCTTTTCGACCCATTGTTGGTATCCCTTTATTGAAATGAAAATTCCGCCATCCGGCGAGCGGCGAAACTCGCGACCCTCAAGCCATTTTCCGTCCTCGATTTTTCGACGGATGGCTTTCTCGGTCAGGCCTGTAATCGTCGCGGCAAGACCAACCGTGACGTAAGGTGCGGGTGAAATTAGAGTCGATGAGTGGCTCATGCTAGGATTTCTCCGTTCAGAAGAGGGGGTGACCATGGACGACAATTTCCAGATCTCGACTGCGCAAACGTCGACGACCGGCGACTACCTTTCGTTTACCGTGACGGACGGCACGGTGAAATTGCCTGGTAAGATTTCCGGATCGGCATTGGCCGAGCTCAGCCCGGGTATGGAGCGCGAGGCGTCGTTCAAGGCCAACTTCGAGCGGATCCGGCAAGCCGCATACGAGATGCGGCGCCGCAATCCCGAGCTCACCGAGATTTCCCTGAATTCGTATAGTTTTTGAACCGCGACGAAGGCGATTTTCCTGATGCGAGGGTACGAGATGAACTGCGAGCCGCGCGTGACCGAGGCCGGCAAGTTTGCGGCCCAGGTCGAGGTAACGAAGGTGGGTTTCAGCCGTGAAGCTGCCTTCCAGAAGCTCGGCGAGTTCGACACTGAGGCCGAGGCAGCCGCCTACGCGAAGACGTTTTCGGAAGAGTGGCTAAGCCGATACACTTAGGTTCGATTGCAAGCACGTAGAGATCGCATCCCAACCATTCGGGGGCAAAATGGCGCGCATACAGACCGAAAGCGGTGTTCGTAACGCCCAACAGGACACTTACAACGGCCGCAAAATCGAGGTCGTTACCGGGTACGACGCGCTCTCCGACAAGTGGCCTTTCCACATTTACATCGACGGTACTAAGCTGGTAGGCCAGTGGAAAGCAGATGGAATTGCCGAGGCGTTCGACGTCGGATTTCAGATCGCACAGGAACAGATCGATGCTGCATAGCCGTCACGACTGATTGGTCGAAAGTAGGTCGTCGTGGCCGCCGAGAATGGTCTTTGCCGTTGGACCGGAAAAAAATATCGGGAATTCACGCATGAGTTCGTTCCACAGGGGCGACTGGCTCTCGGTTGCACAGACTGTCGCGAGTATCGTTGCAATTGGGGGCGCTTTCGGCGTCGTGTTTCTACAAAATTACTTAGAGCGCCGTCGCGCCTACTTTGCGGAGGTGCGACAGCTTCTGCGTGAGCGCTATCGATCCTCGACGTACGTTCAGGCCGTCGTGGGCAATTCCGTGGATGCAGCAACAGAAATAGTGAATGGCGTGGCCGAGTTGGTTCCGATTCAGGAGCACATGGGCAACACTGCCCTGGAGACGGATAGACTGGATAGTTGCTCGGCCGCCTTGGCGCAAGCACTTCACCAGCCGCTGCCAACTGAACTGCTGGAAAAGGTGCATTCTGCTTGGGCCGCTTCGCAACTTCTCGCGCGAGCTGCCCATAGAACAAAGCGCCAAGGCAAAATGAAAACAGCGACCTTACTTGAGTATTGCCGTGTCCAACAACGGGTGTTGGTGGATGTGCACCATGCCATCGAGGCCGCGCGAAAGAAGTGGCATGCGGATCTCCTGCGAGAAGGGTCGCTGGTCGACAAATTGCGTGACTCCGCAAGCAACCATTAATTTCACTGGAGTGCGACAATGGCGGCAACCGTTCTCAATGCAATCGGACTGATACTTATCACTGTAGGTGGCATCGGCGCGTCATTGTGTGCGCCAGCGCCGCAATACAACTCCGACGGGTCGGTGTCTCTCGTTCCGAACGTCGATAAGGCGACGCGAATCGCAATGTATCGGCGACAGCGCTGGATCAAGCAATTGCTCGCGCTTGTCGGTTTCGGTGCGCTTCTTCAACTAGTCGCATTGTTCGTGAACTAGGATAGTCGACCTTCTCTTGTTCGGGCCACCTCGATCGGCGCTGCTGCGGGCTGCTCGACAGGAGATGCGGCGAGGATGCTTTCGAGTCCGGAGATTGCGTCGGCGCACTGGCCGACAAACGTGCCGTCGCCGGCCTCGATTTGTTGCAGCACTTGGATTGCGTATTGGAGAGCGTCGTGCCGCTCATCCGTCAGCGCATCAGCGCGGATTTTTTTGCCTTCGATTTTCGAACTCGTCAGATTGCCAGCGCCGGCAGCCTGCTCGACAATGGCTTCGGCAGTAACGGGGACCTCCAAATCCGTTGCTGCTGTTGTAGTCGCAGCCTCGCTCGCCTGTTCGGGAGCGGGGCTCTTTTCGTTTTGGGTGGTCATGGTGTGGTCCTCGGAAGGTCAGGCTGCGGCCTTGATTGCTTGAAGCACGTCCCGCGCAACGTATGGCGGTACGGCGTTGCCGAGCATGTGCACGGCGAGGCGGTGTTGCTTCGGCAAGACGTAAGTTGAGGGGAACGACATTGCGTCGCGGCATTCCTCTTTCGTGATCATCCGCATGCGATCGCCGTCAATGACGGCCCATCGGTCACGCGTGGTAATCGTGCCGAGCGGTCGTGCGAGGCTGCGGCCGGTTTCACCGGATCCGCTGCCGTAGTACGGGGCGACGAAGCGATCGCCGTATGCACGGCGCCCATTGGCGATTCGGCGCAGCGTTGCGAGAGAACGGCCCGGCTTCTCGATCGGCGACCATTTGCCGGCGTTGAAGTCGATAATTTGCCCGGCCGACACATGTTCGCGCTGCGGAAGTTGCAGCATCAACGGATGCGCACTGCGGGTCAGAATGAGGATCAAGCGCTTCCGGTGCTGCGGAACACCGTGATCCGCGGCGTCTATGACGTGCGGCGCGACCTGGTAGCCGAGCGCATGCACGGCAGACCGCCACGCCGGATAGAGCTGCCACTGGATGAACTCGACCACGTTCTCGATGACGCCGACCTGCGGACGGTGGTATTCGAGCGCGGACACGACGGCCCATGCCGTCGAGCGACTGGCGTCATGCTGTGGGTTGTTCGCTGCTTTGCCGCGTGCGCGGCTGTGGCCCTGGCAGCATGGTGCGGCGATCAGAATGTCATGCGAAGGCACTTGCGACCAATCGGCCTGGTGCAAATCCTGCGTGACATGTGTCGCGCCTGGATGGTTCGCCGCATGAATCTCGACTGCGGCCGGCCAGTGGTTCGCAGCCCACACGACGTCGAGACCTGCCATCATCGCGCCGGTCGAGAACCCGCCGGCACCGGCGAAAAGGTCAATTGCCTTCATCGCATCCTCAAATCAGAAAAAAGAGTGGGCGCCATACAGGCCGCCCACAAGAAAAAGCCACGCATCCGAGGCACCGGAATTTGCGTGGCTATGGGGATTGGGTGTCGTGCTACGATTCGCACCAAAACAATTGGGGGGGTGCGATGAAGAGAAAGAGAATGCCATTGATTCAAGGGCTTGCACTTGGGGTCATGGCTGTCGTCCTGCTTTCATGGATCGGTGCAACTACGGCGTGGACGCGGAAGTACGATCCAGCAACGATGGCGTATTGGGTGCAAGCGATCGGCTCAATCGGTGCCGTCGGCGCCGCAATAATGGTGTCCGCGCTGCAGAGGCGAAACGATCTGATTCGCGAGCAACAAAGAGACTATTCGACACGAATTCTAGTGCTTGATGGAGCGGTCGCGATCGCAGAAGCGGCCTATCGAATCATCGAAGATGCTCCAAGGAAGGCATGGCCTGAATCGAAAATTGCGGCGTATTTCGAGGACGGCCACTCCGCGAGCGAATTTCTTCACGTCTATCAAGCGTTGGATCGGTTGCCACTTCACACAATCCCGTGGTGGCAGATCAGCACCGCTGCGTTGGAGCTTCAAACTGCGGTACGAGATTGCGGTCGACACGTGTCCCAGCTATCGGGGGATTTCATAAATCGAAACAACTCGCACCCACAGAAGCCGTGGCGACATCATCTCGATCATATCGAGGAATGTTTCAATCTCGCTGATGCGGCGATCGGCATGGTTCGCTCGATGGAACAGGCGATTCGCCGCAAACCATCGTTGAACTAGCAGTTGACTCGGGGAAAGCCGGGTGCCGTACAGGCGGACCACAGGAAAAAGCCGCGCATCCGAGGCACCGGAATTTGCGCGGCTTGGGGTTATGAAGGGCGCGCTAGGATTTCTCCCTGACGAAAGCAAGAAATACGGGGTGGGGATGAAGACACGACAGATTGCTACCAGCGCGATCGGGTGCTCTATTCGCTTAAATCATCAATTTCGACGGCTGCGAGAAATGTCATTTGTCCGCCATTCGGTCGTGCGGGGACTCCTTCTGGCAAGGATAGCGGGTGAATGCCATAGCTGGGCGGCCACGGGTCGACAGCGTCAATTTCAACAACCTGCGGGCCGAAAGGGGTTGCGCCCACTGTTAGCGAGCACATAACCATGGCGTGATGTGTGTTGCAATAGAGCAGTGGCCGATTGCTTTGTAGCTCATTAATGATTATCGGGTTGTTAATTGCGTAGACGCCATTGTATACGTCGTAGGCAGCGAGGATTCTCGAAGTAAATGGTTGTCCATTGTCGTCAACCCATGATCGACTTAGGTCTTGAGCGATAGTTGTCGATGATTCTGCCGGGACACAAACTACGTTGCCGTATGTTTCTGCGACTATTCGTCTCTGGTCAACGGGATGGCCGTGGAATGCAAAAATCATTGAAATGCTTGTAGCCCAGCACCACTCGGGGCACAGTTGAACGGCACCCGCCGCAATCATCTGAGGAATGTTGACGCTAAACCGTGCTCCAGGCGGAGCGAATGCTGGAAATGCAGGAAACCTCATTAAGGTAGGTGGTGCCCCAAGTTGAGCGTATGCGGGCGCTATTGTAGGTATTGAAAGGAGTGAAAGGCTCCTTAAAAACTGTCTGCGCTTCATGGAATCCCCCGTTAGCAATTTGTTTGATGCTAGGTTTTGTGTTGGCGCTAAATAATATTAGTACGTAGAAGGGTGCCTAACTGGATGGGATTTCTACTTAGCGGGCCACGCGGTGTGCAACGTGAAAGTGCTAAGTGCGGGCCGTCTGCAGATCGTATGTGAAACTATTCGACCGATTGCCACATTTTCGGGTTTAGTATCGGAGGAATGACGGTACAGCTATTTTTGGCCTGAGGCGATGCTATATACAGTTGGTGCTTACACAACTCGCACCCTCATCCCATTGCTGGGTGGTAGCAAGAACGAGCACGACGCCGATGAACACGGCGAGGCTCTTGAGCCACAGAATCAGCAGGGCTTTCACGACCACACTCCCATCAGACGCTCGATCGGAGGGGCGATGGCGCCGGCCAGCAAGTAGAGCGCGCCGATTACACAGAGCGGAATCCAATCTCGATTCATGGTGATCTCGCATTGATGTGATTGCCCGCAGGGCGGGCGCGGTTGGTTAGACCTTCTGTTCCTTCACAGCACATCGCGGCAGAAAGCAGTGTTCGAGCTTTCCGGTGCGTCGGTTGATGTGCCGCTGGATACCGCCGACGTCGTGCGCGAGGGTAAAGTCGTCCGCAGCGTTGAGGCTTTCCCAATCCATCGGGCAGCCGTTTGCATGGCAGGCGGTCAGGTCCATGTCGAGTTCCAGCGCATCGACCGCCGGCAGACCTTTCGATGCGAGCAATGCTTGGTAGCGCGCGGATGCGAGGTCGATTGCTGCGCCAACTTCGCGCGAAACTTCGAATGAGACGTTGTTCATGTCGTTCTCCTGTAGCGGGAGCGGTTGTTAGGCGACGCGCACGGCGCGCTCGAAGTACCAACCAGCGCCACCCTCGATCTTTTGCGAGGCTTCGCTAATTGCTTGATCGCGACTCTCGCCGCCGGCCCGTACGGTCTTGCGCTCGCCGGTCATCGGTTGGTGATAGGTCACGTCCCATTGCGGCTGGATGTACGGTTGCATCGTCGTTCCCCTTCGTGATTGAGTTGGCCAGTGCTTCCGCTTTCGGCAGGCATGCTGACCGAGATCAAACGCCGCAACGAGCAGCAGAGCTGAGACGAAAACACCAAGACCGACGCCGATAAGTAGTGTGGTCATGATTCGTAATCCGAAATGTATTGAGGCCGACTATATTTTTGCCGGCCTGACTGCGCTCAAGGAAGGACACTGAAGGTCAATACGCTTCGATCAACGCGGTCGAAACTTTCAAGGGCGCGCACTCGGCAAACTGCTGCTGCAGAAGGTTGGTCGGTGCGGTCGGGCCGCGTCCGAATGCGCGCTCTTGAAAGCTGGAAGGTGTCGGGCGCTACCCCGTTTCTCGGCTACACCATTGAGCCGGCCGGTTGCTCCCTTGCGGGTCCCGGCACACTAGCACTCTTAAAGATCGATCCGCCTGGGGCGGTGGTGCAGCGGTCACCGCTGCAATGGATGTAACTTTAGCGAAACGCGAAATGTATGTCTATAGCGAAACGCGAAATTTCCGGCGGAAATTTTGTAACAGCGAACAGGGCTGAGCGGCGGGTGAAGTCGTGGAGGCTTGGGAAAGGGGCGGTTACGGGTATGAAAAAGCCCCGCTCAGAGGCGGGGCTTGCGCGAACTGCAGTGAGGCTTACTCTGCGTGATTGGGGGCTCCAACGGTGGTGCCGTCAGCATAGACGACCGCGGTCGGGCGAAGTTCGGTTGAGAATTTCCCGTCTTCCAGGCCCATCAGCTTCTTGTCGTCGTCGTCGAACTTGTTGATCTTTCTCGATCCGGTCCAAGTAACCTGGCTGCCAGGCGCGATAGTTTCTTCGATGGTCAGCGTAGTCTTGCCGACGACCTCGCCAAACGTGTTTTTGATGATCAGATCGCCTTTGACGCCTTTAATCGGCCTGTCGCCGGCATTCTTTACTCCGATCTCGACTTGAAAGCGATCCTCGTATTGGCCGTTCATGAAGTCGGCCGGCACAAATTTTTGACCGAGGAATGCGAGAACAACTGTCTTGCCAAGTTCGGCGGCCGCCGCAGCTTTTTCGTCTTCGATCTGTTTCCTCAAACGCTCTTGCTCGGCTGCTTCTGCTGCTTTCTGCGCTACGAATTTTTTCTGATCGTCGATAGCTTGGCCGACAGTCAGGCCCACCGGCATTGGCTTTCCGCCAAACGCCTCGCCGATCTTGACTCGTGCAAGGTACGTCGCGAGCAATTGCTTGTCGTCGTCGCTAAGGTTCTTTACCTTTTCGGTAAATTCGGCATCGATCTTGGAAAGGTCTGTTGGAATGACCGTATCGGTCGGCTTCGAGCATCCGCCGAGTGCTACGGATGCAATCGCCGCGAGTGCCAACATACGTACTGATTTCATATTCCCCCGGTTTAGGTCGTGTAGAAGTTTTTGGAAATGATACTACATCGATGATTGCGATCTCCCCGAGTAGGCGCGCGTGATATATGGTGGGAATTTCACTCGCGAGTCATCCCGTCTTTCAGGTATTAAGCATCGGAAACCCCATGGGGGATTGCGGCCACGTGGACAGGGATGCGTGGGCAGACGGTTCTTCCTCAGGTCATCGGGCTTGATGTGTCCCCATTAAGTGCCCACTGAATTTGGTTGAAAGTCACCCGTAGGGACCGCTACACTACTGTATATCCATACAGTATTTGAGACATAGAACAGCGGGGTAAGTGTGAGTCGAGAGGCGAGGGCAAGTGGGCTGCGGTGCCGAGTGGGGGATCTAGTGAGGGTGACGGCATCCAGCAACCCCGAATTGATCGGGGCGATTGCGCTCGTGCAAAAACTAAGGAAGGACGGTCGATGGAACGTCTTGCTCGACAGGCTGGCGTGCGGGGTTGCCGCACCGAGCGGGCGGCAGGTGCTAACGGACGAATTCTGTTTTCGCGATGGGTCACTCGTTCCGATAGCGAATATTCGCGATGTCAGTACGCGGTTTCAGTCGCCGGACGGACGATCGTCGTTGTCCGCGTTGTGAGATTCGGGCGGTCGGGAAAGGAGCCCTTTAATGAAGGCTTCGACTTGCGCGCGCCCCATTGCATCGAGCTGGTCCCATCCCTCAGGGCCGCTATTGCTAATCGTTGCGACGGCACGATGATCTATGTCGAGCCAGCCCTGCGGTTTGCCGGCTGCCTGCTCGATGCGACGAGCGGTGTCCTTGCGCATTCCGCGTCGCTTGCCAGTCTGGGAATCCTTCGCACCTTCGCGCAGATTCGTGAACTGAGCCGGGCTCATGTTCAATTTGTTCGCCGCGGCGGTCGCGCTTCCGCACTCCTTCTCCAGCAGCTTGAGGTTATCCCTTCGGATTTCGTCGATGTCCTTCATGGGGCGCATTCAATAGCAAATCGCTAAAGTCGTACATGCGCGAAACGCTATAGACAAGCCTTTCGCGTTTCGCTAAAGTCTCGCCATGGATCTGAGAACCTATCTTGATGGCGAGCGTGGTCGGCTCGTGAAACTAGCCGAGGCGATTGGGGCGCATACGTCCGATCTCAGCGCATGGGCGAACCGGAAACGGCCGGTGCCGATTCCTTTCGGCTGGCCGATTGAAATTGCGACGTTGGGCGTTGTCGGCAGGCTTGATCTGTTTTCGGCCGATGTCATCCGCAAGGTCTGGCCGGACCTTGCCCAACCGAAGGAGGTCGCATGAAGCGCCTGTACGCGAGGCTGGTCCTCTGGCTGATTCGGCCGGCGCTCGAGATTCGCGCGGCCGAAGAGGAGGCGGCTAACGCTGAGCATGGGGAATTTCTTCGGCGCCGTGAATTGAGACTTCGGGCCCTCGTTGAAGCATCACCGCTATCAATTGATTAAAAGTGAGGATGTAGGGCTCCGTCTCGTTGACTGGCTCGGGGCGCAGCAAATACTTCTCAGCGCGCTCCGCGATCTCCCCGGTCAAACGTCGCGATTGTTGCTCCGGCAGAACCGCAATGACAGCCCTGATTGCCAGAGCGATGGCATCGATTTGGCCAAGGAGCTCCTGGTGTCTTTGAGTAGCTGTGGTCATGCGAACCCCGTTGTGTGGTGGTTGAAGAGGTGAGAGTCGTCAAGTATCGCATGGCGGTGGTTCGCATTCAGTTGTGATGTACGCAGTCTAGAGAGTGTGGTGTTCCGGGGCATTCCCGGATTTTTGAATAATGGGGAATAGCGATGAACGCAATAGCACAACCGATTTCGTTTTCAGGCCCGCGCAGTACACCGATCGTTGAGCGTCTGTTACGCGAGGCAATGGCCGACCCGAAGGCGAAGGCCTCGATTCTCGAAGCGACTGGCTGGGATGCATCGATGCCGTCGAAGGTACTGAGCAACGGCGCCGGCATCACGCTCGAACACCTGAATACCGTTTTCACGGCGCTCGGTCTGGTCGTGACGACGAAGGGTTACATGGACTATCTGGCGAAGGGGAACGTGATCGGCAGCAACTGCCATTGCGCGCGCGAGGGGTTTGGGGAGTGCGGCGGCCGCTGATCTAGAGAGCGGGCCTCGCCAAAAGCGTTTTCGACGGAGAGCGCTTCTGTCATGGTTTAGCAATCCTAAAAATTTCAATTTATGGAAACCAATCAGATCAGCCAGCGGGCCGATGCGTATCAGCGGAATCCGGCCGTTCCCGAACAGGTGAAGCGCATTGTGCGCGATACCGCCCAACACCCGACATACCCGCGCAAGTGCTTGTCGTGCGGGGCGCTCGAATCTCTCGACGGCTCTGTGCCGTGCGGTCATTGAGGATCCTCGAATGGCAAAGAATTCCATCGATGTTTACGGAGCGAAGGGTAAGGGCAACGCGCTCGACTTTGACCCTGACACGCTGGTGCTCGTGACCGAGCCGAATCATCCGCTCTTTGACGAACGTGTTCACTGGCCGGTTGACGAGAGCATGGTCCGCAACATCATGTTCCAAGGTGTGATCCAACCGATCGAGGTAACGAAGGATCCGGAAACCGGTGAAGTGCAGGTCGTCACCGGTCGACAACGTGTGAAAGCGGCCCGAGAGGCGAATCGCCGACTGATCGATCGTGGCGATCCGCCGATCACCGTTCCGGGGATTGTCCGGCGTCTCGGGCGCAACGAGCGCGCGTCGGTGTTGTCGGCCGCGATCGCCAGCGAGAACGCAATTCGACAGCAGGAGACGCCGCTTTCCATGGCCGCGAAGATGGCGCGCCAACTGCGTATGCGTTCCGAAGACGACGTGGCGATCCTGTTCGGCTGCAATGTCCAGACGGTTCGCGCAACTGTGGCATTGCTTGACTGCTGCGAAGACGTTCAGAAGGCCGTCGACACTGGGCAGATCAATGTCACGCATGCGCGGACGTTGGCGAAGCTTGAGCCGGCGGAACAGCGAGCGAAAGTGAAAGAGGTCATCGCTGCTGGAGAAGGCAAGCAAGGTCATAAGCGGTCGCGAGCACAGAAAGCCGCGCTGACCGGCGATGCAGCCCCACGCATGCGAACCCGCAAGCAAATCACTGTCGAGCTGGAGAAGGCAACAGGCGAGCGTGCGGAAGTGCTTCGATGGGTGCTCGGCCTGGACGGTGACGCAGCCCCGCAGGCGGCCGCCGATGCCCGCCAGATGTCGATCGACGAGGCGGCATGAGCGGATACGCCTATCAATGGGCCAAGCGTCAACGCGTCGGCGACTCGTCGGCCAAGACGCTTCTCAAGACTTATGCGCACTGGGCGGCCGAGGACTACTCGACCTGGGTCACGAACGATGAACTCGAAACCGATACGGAACTGAACATCCAGACCATTCGTAAGGCGCGCAACAAGCTTATCGAGCTTGGATTTCTCGCGGAGACGGAATATCGGCGCGGTGATACGCGGAGCATCGTCGTCTATCAAATGCTCGCCCCGGAAGGGTCAATCGTTGTTCAGGCAGTCGATCCGCGCACCGGAGACGCGATTTCGCTCAGCCCGCCGACGGCTGACGAATTCGCAAAGAGGGGTGAAAAACAAAGCCCCTCCAAATCTCGACGGGTTAAGGGGGGTGAAATTTCAAGCGGCTCGAAATCTCAAGGGGGTGGAAATCCCACGCAAAGCCCCTCCAAATCCCACGTCAAGGGGGGTGAAATTTCGTCCGAAGGGGGTGGAAATTTGGAGGGCAATAAAGAAGGAGAAGAACAAGAGAAGAACGGAGAACAGCAAAACGCGCGGCGTGCGCCGCGAGTTGCGTTGAGTTCCGAGCTTCGATCGATGGAATTGCCCGACTGGCTGCCAGCAGACGCATGGGCCGATTGGTGCGAGCACCGCGAAGCGAAGGCCCGCGACAAGTCGGCGCCGTGGACGCGGCCTGCGGCCAAGGTTTCGGTGCGTCGCCTGTCCAAGCTGCGCGACCTTGGCCACGATCCGGTGGCCTGCATCGACGAAGCGGTGCTGCGTGGCTGGACTGGGCTGTTTCCGGTGAAGGCAGAGGCGGCCGACGCAACGGGCGGAACACAGGCGATTTCGCCGGACTGGTGGAAGACGGCGCCGGGAATTCGCGAGCGCGGCAAGCAACTGGGTATCGAGGAAAGGCCGGACCAGGTGTTCGAGCAGTACAAGGCGCGCGTTTTCAAGGCGGCCGGGCCGGGCGAATGGATGGAAGACATGCTGCGCACGGTCAGCCGCGAAAGCGACGAGCGCTACGAAGCGCTGTACGCCTACTTCAACGACATTCCGCGCGAGCAGGTCGCGCAACTGGCGGCGGCATGACGAAGCGAACCACTTGGCAGATGCGGATCGACGCTGACGCAACAACGGTTGGCACGGCGCGCGTGCGGGATAGCTGGGCCGTCGGCCGTAGCTCCGCGGCGCGACAGATCGCCGAGCGCACCGGCGTGCAGCCGCCGTCGGAGTTTGACGACATCGCGAGCGGCTTCGATCCGGGCGCACCGGTTCCGCTTTCGATGCAGAAGGCGAATCAGCCGCTGAAGTACCGCAACACGAAATGTGAGCACGAAGGCATCAAGTTCGACAGCCAGAAAGAGCGCTCGCGATGGTTCCAACTGGTTCAACTGCAGGCGTCCGGTCATATCCGCGACCTGCGATTGCAGGTGCCGTTCGTCCTCACGGAGCGCAAACAGCGCGACGACGGCACGTGGGAGCGCGCATCGAAGTATGTCGCCGACTTCGCCTATGTCGATGTTGACACAGGCAAGCAGGTTGTCGAGGACGTGAAGTCGCCGGTGACTCGGAAGAACCCGACGTACATCCAGAAGCGAAAGCAGATGCTGGACAAGTACGACATCACGATCAAGGAGGTCTGATGGCTGAACGAAGGATGAGTCTCGCGCAGCGTCGCATTTGCGAATGCCTGCAGAAAAGCCCCGGTCTTGTTCAACGCGAACTGGCGAAGAAACTCGGCATCACGGTCGACGGCATCAAAAAGACCGTGCGCCTTTTGGTTGCGGGCGGGTATGTGAAACGTGGGCGCCGTGATCGGAAAGGGGAGCCGCTGAGCCTCACCGGCAAGCCGTTCCCTCCGTCGAGCGAGTGCATTCCGACGCATGTCAAACGGCAACTTGCAATCGACATTGGCATGAGTGCGTTGTTGCCGGCAATGCGTGCAATGGTCAACGTCGGGCGGGCGGCGGCATGAAGCGGTCAGGTTTCGGGCCGCGAAAGAAACCGATGGCGCGTGGTTCGTGGTCCCGGAAAAGCTCACCGCTACCCGAGCAGGCGCCGCGAAAAATCGCAATGAAGCGCCGCCCCAAACGCCCGACCGTCGCCGAAGGCTCGAAGTATCTGGCGGCTTGCCGTGGCGAGCCGTGCTATCTGCGCGTGCCAGGCGTCTGTCGCTTCAATCCGCTCGACGAAACCGTGGTGCCGTGCCACTCGAACCAGTCGCGGCACGGGAAGGCTGGTCTGCTGAAGGCAAAAAACGAATTCACGGTTCCAGGCTGCATGTTGTGCCACGCATGGATTGATCAGAACCGCGTCGGCACGACGAAGCAGGCCAAGTTCGACGTTTGGGATCGGGCATTTGAGGAATGGGCGCCGGTGCGCGCCCGAAAAATGGGAGAGGCAAATTGCCAGTGATTCTTACGGTGCAGTTGCCAGCAGGGCGTCACTGCTTCAAGCGAAAGCACGGCATGGGGCCGGTGATCAGTTCCGAGATGCACCGGCCGCTTTTGACGACTGTCTACCGGATCGCTCGAATTCCGACCGTCAAGCGTCAAGTGATCGCGGTCGTCGAAGTTGACGCATTCATCCCGGAGCACCACCGAACACACATCGCGCCAAGTGATCAGCGGTGGATAGAGCCCGGTGTCTTCCGAACGAAGGCGTACTGGATCGACAACAAGAAATCGCGCGTGCTCGGGCAGTTCCTTGAGAGCGGCGCACTCGAATTGGATTTGAGGGAGGCGGTATGAGCGCACACGCATACATCTTCTATGCCGACGTGCCGGAACGGCTGGTCGAGTCGGCTGTGCAGCATCGAGACAGCGAGACGGGCGCGCAGCTCATCGCGTTCGACGAATGCCCGTACAGCGGCGAGATCACGAAAACGCAACACGGCATCCAGATCGAGTACTCGTGGCCGGTCAACGTTACCTATCGGCACGCGCTCGGCGACTGGTTCACGCACCACGGTATCAGCTTCACGGTCGTCATGTGACGGCGCGGCAAGCGGTTCAAGCGTGTTTGTCAGAAACACTTGGAGAATAGCCCACATGAGAGATTTGCCGAAGAGCGTGCAGGAAATCGCCGACGTGATCGGCCGCGACAAGGCGTTGCACCTGATCCGCAGCTTGCCGACCTATGTAGCCGGCAAGCCTGGCAAACGGTGCACGCGGGTGATGCTGTACGTTCCGCAGCGGCTTCGCATGGATCATCCGCTGGTGCAAATCCTGGGCTTCGAGGATGCGGCGAAGATGGTTGATCACTTCGGCGGCGAATGCCTGCAACCGGCGAACTGCTCGGGGAACAAGGGCGGTCGCCCGAAGAAAAACCCCGACGTGGAATTAAAGGACCCCGAATCACAGAATGGCGACGTTATCCACCACGGGGTTTTGTCCATGCTGATGCCTTTCCACGGGGTTGCCCGTGCTTGAGTTCATCCACCGGTATTTTCCTGGCGCGGAATGGACCGTTGCTGCCTTGTTCGGCTCCATGGTCGCGGTGCCGTTTCATGACGAGCTGAAGACGAAACGCGGGTTCGCCGTGTTCGTCTTTACGGGCGTCGTGTGCGGTTACTTCCTGACCGTGCCGACTATCCGCTACTTCCACATCAATCAAGACTCAGCCGGCGGCGTTGGCTTCTTGCTCGGTGCGTTCGGCGGCTCGCTGATTTCCGCCGTCCTTCGGGCGATCAAAGAAGCGGATCTGTGGGCGCTGGTGAAGTCGCGTTTCGGGGGCGGCGGCCAATGACCACCATCAACGTGATCGCCGCTTTCGTGCTGATGGCATGGGCGTGCTGGTGCGGTTTCTCGCGAAGCGTCAACGACGGCATCGTGGGCAAGTGCATCTACGCCTTGATCGCGGTGGCATCGCTTGCGATCGTCGTCGGAGAAGCCGAATTGCAGACGTATCGAATCCTGGTCGTGTGCTTTGCAGCTCTGGGCGTGCGGCATTACTACCTGCGCTACCTGAAGAAGCGCGTTTTCAAGAGGGCAACGAGCTAATGGCACGAATCAGTGCGCAACAGGCCGGCGGACAGAACCGCGTGGCATTTCTCGACATGATCGCCGCGAGCGAAATCGGCTCGGCGCTTCTGGCGAAATCGAACGACGGCTACAACGTGTTGGTGGGTTCGACGCCGGCAAGGCCGATGCTGTTCTCTTCGTATGTGGCTCATCCGAACATATACAACACGGTCCTGAATTCGACGGCAGCAGGGCGCTACCAACTGCTGTTCCGTTGGTGGGTGCCGTACCAAAAGCAACTGAAGCTTCCGGATTTCTGTCCGCTGTCGCAGGACCTGGTGGCGTTGCAGCAGATTCGTGAGCGGAAGGCGTTGCCGCTGATCGACGCAGGCCAGCTTTCGGCAGCCATCGCGGCGTGTTCGAACATTTGGGCGTCGCTGCCGGGGAATGGCTACGGGCAGCACATGAACACGTTGCCGATGCTGACGCGGGCATACCAGGCGGCTGGTGGGGTGGTGGCGGTATGAATGCGCAAATGAAAGTGTGCAAGACATGCCCCGGCGCATACCGAGTGTTTGATACCGAGTCGGGGCAGTGCTTCGTGTGCAGAAGCGGTGGCCCGTTCCGCGACGGCAAGCCGGTGATTCCGCAGCCGCAGCCGATTTCCCGCAGCGCCGATCCAGCTCGGTGGATGCCGAGCAAGGGCGAAGTCGTCCTGGCCGTTGTGTGCCTGGGCGTGTTCGTGGCTGGCATGTTCGCCGGTCGTTATGGAACGGCGCCGGTTTGCGAGCCGGCGCATACATCGAGGGTCTATCAAGCGTGAATACCGATCAGGTCATCCAACAGCCGCAGTTCAATCGCATGGGGCCGACGCCGGTTCATCGCGATCCGGTGCCGAGCTATCAAACGCCCGTGGCACCTGAAACACGCGGCGACGTTCCGGGGAACGAAAGCGCATGAGCATCTACGCAAAGCTGGTGGCCGCTGGCCTGATCGTCCTGATGCTGGCGGCATTCGGCTGGCGCATGCATCACGCGGGCTATGTGCGGGGCGCGGCCGAGGTGCAGGACCGCTGGGACCGGCAAACGGCCCAGGCGAGCCAGCAAACGCAAGCGGCTATCGCACAAGCGGCCAGCGATGCCCTAGCGAATTCCCACGCGGCGGGGGTGGTATCGACCGCAGCAGAACAGCACCAGGCGAACGTCGCTCAAGTGCATGACCAACTGACGAAGCGAGTGCAGGACTATGCGAAATCTCAATCCGTATCGAGCGCGACACATGGCCAAGCGAACGCGGATCAACCTGGCCGTGCTGATAGCCCTGTCCTGGATGCTGACGGGCTGCGCATCTGGAACGATGCCAACGCCGGCACTGGTGGCGGTAACGGCAGCGCATCCGCAGGTGCGCGCGTCGCTGATGCAGGAGTGTCCGCAGCAGCTACCGGCGGCCGCTGACGGTCGGGTGGAAACGCTGCTTCAGAACCATGTGGATGTGGCCAGTCAGTACCACGCATGCCAGCAGCGCCAGGCCGATCTGGTGGAAGCGGTGCGAACGCAGGAGGGGATTGACATCGTGCCGTGATCGGTGGCAGGTCTGGCGGGGTTATCCACAGGAAATGCGGTATGTGGATATCCTGTGGATAACTTGGGTCCTTCCGGGAGGGGGTGCCTGCGGGGGTCAAAGCACCGCGAAGATAAAAATCTGAGTGGGTTTTTGAAGCGCGGACTACGACTATCACCCCGACCGTAAGCAGTTGACTGCGAAACAGAAAGTGATTTTCCGGAAGTAGTTTACCTATGTCAACACGGGGAAAGGGAAGGGTAGTCAACCGCGCTGACCTGGCTGAAATCCACGGCGTTGCGCTGACGACCATCGACGCCTGGGTGCGCGCTGGGTGTCCGGTGTTGCAACGCGGCTCGCGCGGAATCGAATGGGCGTTCAACACGGCCGACGTGGCTCGCTGGCGCGAGGACGAGCGTGCGAAGGCCGCCGCCGGCACGGTGCCCGACGACGTGGAAAAGCTGGAGCTGCGCAAGCTCCAGGCCGAAACGCTCACGGCAGAGCTGAAGCTGGCGAAGGAGCGGGAGGCCGTGGCACCAGTTGCCGAGTTCGAAAAGGCCACCGCCCGCCTGCTTGCCACCATCCGCACGAACATGCTCAACATCCCCGCGCGCGCCGCACTCCGGCTGCTGGGCGAAACGAACGAGACTGCGTTTAAACGAGTTTTGCGCGAAGAAATCACCTTGGCGCTGGAAACGTCGGCCGACGCTGACGTAGTGCTGGACGACGACGAAGAAGAACAGGACGACGAAGAATGACTGACGCATTCGACCGCGAAAGGGCTGCGCGCCTTTGCGACGAGCTGGCCGCCGAACTGGCGAAGCTTGACCCGGAGCCCGAGCACATCCAGAAGGTTGGCGGTTGCCTCACGATGACGAAGTGGATGATGGAGCCAATGGCTAGGAATCTTCGGCTTGGCATCTACGATTGCCTTGTGCCGGGCGCAGAGCGTCCGCAATGGATGAAGGACTGATAACGCCTCTCATGCGTGACCTGTTCAGCAATATCCCCGCCATCGCGCGCGCCGTTCGCCGCGCTGCGCGCAACCTGATCCCGCCCGCCCACATGCTGCCGTCGCAGTGGGCCGAAGCGAATCTGAAAATCCCCGCCGGCAACTCCGTGCCGGGGATGATCCGCTTCGACAATGCACCGTATCAGCGCGGCATGATCGACGCCATCGTGGAACCCGGCATCCGTCGCGTGTCGTACATGACGGGTGCGCAGCTTGGCAAGACGACGGTTCAGCAGGGCATCACTGGCTATTTCATCGAGCACGACCCTCGCAGCCAGATTTTCATCCAGCCCACGCAGGGCGACGTGCAGACGTTCCAGGAAACGAAGCTGCGCCCGATGCTGGACGCGAACCCGAAAATCGCGAAGCGCATGGCGAAGGCCCGCGGACGCGACGGCGCAAACAACAGCCGGATCATTTCGTATATCGGCGGCTGGCTGATGTTCGGCTGGGCCGGCTCGCCGCGCACGCTGCGCGGGCGCTCGGCGCCCGTCACCCAGGCGGACGAAGTGGACGGCATGACGGCCGATACGGGCGAAGGCGATCCGCTCGAGCTGCTGGCCCAGCGCGCGGCGACGTTCGGGGATTTGCAGCTTCGGACGGAAAGCAGCACGCCGACAATCAAGGGCGCGTCGCGTATCGAAACGTCGTTCCTTGCGGGCGACCAGCGGCGCTTCTACGTGCCGTGCCCGGATTGTGGCGAGCAGCAGTACTTGAAGTGGTCGCAAGTCCTCTGGAACGGCCGCGACAATCTGGAGGGAGACCAGGACCCTGACAGCGCGCGTTACGTGTGCGAGCACTGCAGCAGCTTGTGGGATGACGGCCAGCGCGTCGCCGCGATCCGGACGGCCGAGGCGAAGGGTGGCGGCTGGAAGGCTGCGAAGCCGTTCAAGGGCCACGCATCGTTCCATGCACCCGAAATGCTTTCGACGTTCCGCAAGCTGCGCGACATCGTTCAGTCCTACCTGGACAAGCTGGAGGCCGGCGATATCCAATCGTTCGTGAACGTGTCGCTGGCCGAGACCTTCGAGGAAACCGCAGAGAAGGCCGACCCGGAATCGCTCTACAACCGGCGCGAAGTGTACGCGGCCACGGTGCCGATGCACGGCCTCTACCTGACTGCCGGGGTTGACATGCAGCCGGACCGGCTGGAAGTCGAAATAGTGGCGTGGGGGCTGTTCGAGCGGTCATGGTCGGTTGCGTACCGCGTGCTGTGGGGCGATCCGCTGGCGGGCGACGTATGGAACGACCTGGACGACCTGCTGGCCGAGGAATGGCAGCACGAAAGCGGGGCCATGCTGAAGGTTCAGGCCACGTGCGTGGACACCGGCGGCAACAAGGGCTATACGCAGAGCGCCTATGAGTACGTGCGCGCTCGGCCTGGGCGTCGCATCTTTGCAATCAAGGGCATAGGTGGCTGGGGCCGCGAGATTGTCGAGAAGCCGCAGCGCAAGCAGTCCGGCAAGCGCAGCCGGAAAGTAGATCTGTTCCTGGTCGGTACGGACGAAGCGAAGCTGGTCACGATGCGCCGCCTGGCGCAGCCGAAGGATGGCCCTGGATATTGCCACTTCCCGGTGGACGAAGACCACGGCGAGGAATATTTCAAGCAGCTCACGGCCGAAAAGCTGGTGACGAAGTACGTGCGCGGGTTCCCGACGCGGGAATGGCAGAAGCCTGAAAAGGCGCGCAACGAAGCGTTGGACTGCCGGGTGTACGCGCTCGCCGCGCTGAAGATCATGAATCCAAGCATGAAGGCGCTGGCAAAAAGGCTCATTTTGGATGCCAAAACGAGTATCCAGAGCGAAGAGACTCCGGAAAGCACCGAAAAATGGGCGGAAACCGTCGCAAACAGGGCTATCCGGCTGAAAGAGACGCTGGAAAAGGTCCGCGATGCCGCCAGTGCGGGGAAGCGAAACCCACACGTGGAACCGGATGCCCGAAACGGCAAAACTCCGGTTATCAAACGGGCGAAATCGCTTACCGCAGGCCGTCGCCGTGGAGGGTTCGCCACAAACTGGTAACACATGCGCGGCCAATTTCCGATCAGCATTCGTGCAGGCGTCACATTTGACCAAACCTTCCGGCTGAACCAGTACGAAGCGCCCACGTGGGCGCTTTCCGTGCTGCTGCGCGGCCCGAAGGCCATCAACATTTCCAGCAGCGCGGCCGACAGCGGCGCGCACCGCGCGCAGGCCGACGCGACGACGACGGCGGCCTGGCCCGCCGGCGAATACCTGTACTCGGTACGCGTCACTTCGGGCGCGACGGTGCGGGAAGTCGCGAGTGGCCTGGTCACGGTCGAAGCCGACTTGATGGGCATACAGGACGGCGCCGACGCTCGCTCGCATGCCCAGCGCACCCTGGATGCTCTTGAGGCCGTGATCGAAAAACGCGCAACGCGCGACCAGGAGCGCTACACGATCAACAACCGCGAGCTCTGGCGCACGCCGATTAGTGACCTGCTGAAGCTGCGGGACTACTACCGCGCCGAGCTGCGCCGCATGAAGGCGGTCCAGCGCGGGAATCTGTTCGGGCAACAGGTAAGGGCGGTGTTCTGACATGGGCTTGTTCGATTTCATCCGCTCGCGCAGAGTCGTGCCAGCGAAGCGCGCCCAGGTCCCCGATGCGCGCCCGGCGCAGGCGATGCGCGCCGCAGCGCGCGCCATCCGTTCGGCGTTCGAGTTCAAGGCCGCCGCCGGCGGCCGGCTGACAGGCGGATGGTCCGCAACGACCGTTCCGGCGGACTGGATCATCACGCGGAACCTTCGCCCGCTGGTCGCGCGCTCGCGCGAACAGTGCATGAACAACGACTACGCGAAGTCATTCCTGCGCCTGTGCCGCCAGAACATCGTCGGCCAGAACGGCGTCGTCATGAAAGCCGCGTTCAAGAAGCCGCGAGGCGGCATGGATGCGGAAGTCAACGCAGCGCTGCGCGGCGCGTGGGCGAAGTGGGGGCACAAGAAGAACGCGAGCGTTACCGGGAAGCGCTCTTGGGCGGCCATCCAGCGGCAATGCGTGCAGAGTGCGGCGCAGGACGGTGAATTCTTCGTCCGCATCGTGACGGGTGCCGACGCGGGCCCGTGGGGCTTTTCGCTTCAGGTCATCGACCCGCTGCGGGTTCCGATCGACTACAACGTCGACCAGTACAACCAGAAGAATTTCATTCGGCACGGCATCGAGTTCACGCAATACGGGCGGCCTGTTGCGTATCACTTGACGACGGTTGACGAGGGCGAAGCCGAATACCAATACGGTGGCGTCGGATATGTCCGCGTTCCGGCCGATGAAATGATCCACGGTTTCATCGAAGACCTGGTGGGCCAGAAGCGCGGTCTGCCGTGGATGGCCACGGCGCTGTTCCGCTTGAATCACATGGCAGGCTTCGAGGACGCGGCGATCATCAATGCGCGCGTGGGCGCGTCGAAGATGGGCTTCGTTCAGTGGCAAGAAGGCCGCGCGCCTGAATTCGATGATGGCGACGAGCCGGGCCTGGAGTTCGACGCCGAGCCAGGTACGTTCCCCGTTCTCCCCGATGGCGCGGAGCTGAAGGAGTGGCTGCCGCAGTATCCGGCTGGCGAGTTCCTTCCGGTCTACAAAACGCTTCTGCGCGGTGCGTCTGCCGGCATGGGCGTGGCCTACAACAACCTGGCGAACGACCTGGAGAACGTCAATTTTTCCAGCATCCGCCAGGGCACGCTGGACGAGCGCGAGCACTGGAAGGAAATGCAGGAATGGCTTATCGAAGACCTGATTCAGCCAGTCTTCGAAGCGTGGCTTCGCTACAGCCTGCTGAAGGGCCGAATCAAGGCGGGCAACGGCACCCCCCTGTCTGCCGCGCTTCTCGAAAAGCTTACCGATGCAGTGACCTGGCAGCCGCGCCGCTGGCAGTGGATCGACCCGACTGCGGATGTTGAGGCGGCCATCAATTCCATGAATGCGCTGTTGGCCAGCCCCGGCCAGATTATCCGAGATTGGGGTAACGACCCATCCGAAGTGTGGGCCGAGATCGCGGCAGACATCAAGGCGATGAGAGACGCCGGCATTCCAGAGCAATACATCATGGGCCTGCTTGCTGGAAAGCTGGCCAGTCCGACCGCGAGCGAAGGCGCGCACCCCAACAGCTAAGAACATGCCCGAAATCAAAGATCAACTTTCCGTTCGCGAAATCAACAGCCGGGGCGACTTCGTGCGCCAGGCCGAAGTCGTCGGCATCGACGTGGAGGCCCGCACGGTTGAGCTGGCGTTTTCGTCTGAGACTCCGGTGCGCCAGTGGTATGGGATGGAAATCCTGTCCCACGCGCCCGACGCGGCCGACCTGTCACGTTTAAACGATGGCGGAGCGTTGCTGATGGACCACAACTGGGGCGACCAGGTGGGCGTCATCGAGTCGGCGCGCATTGACGGCGATGGGCGTGGCCGCGCCGTGGTCCGCTTCGGAAACGGCGCTCGCGCCAGCGAGATTTTCCAGGACGTGCAGGACAAAATCCGCCGTCACGTGTCGGTCGGCTACCGCGTCCTGGAAATCGTCCTGACGGAGCAGAGCGAGGACGGCCCGGACGTGTACACGGTCACTCGCTGGCTGCCCTATGAAATCAGCTTCGTGGCGGTTCCGGCGGACACCACGGTGGGCGTCGGCCGCTCTCTCGCGCCGGAAAACCCACACGTGGAACCGGTGGCCGCGCCGCAAGAGAATCAGCCCGTGCCCAGTGTCGGGCGAAGCGAAAACCATTTGACAGGACAGCGAAACATGCCCGATCCGGTGCAGGACACGCAACAAACCATCGACGTCAACGCGGTGCGCCGCGAGGGCAGCGAAGCCGAGCGCAGCCGCGTTCGCGAAATCATCGAAATGGGCGACCAGTACGGCGCGGCCGACCTGGCGCGCGACTTCGTGAAGGACGGCAAGTCCGCCGCCGAGTTCCAGCGTGCGCTGCTGGAGCATGTCGAGAAGCGCCAATCGCGCCCGCTGTCGGACCAGACACGTGATGCGGCGGTTGGCCTGACCGACAAGGAAGTCGGCCAGTACCGCTTCATGAACGTGGTTCGCGCGCTGGCGAATCCGACCGATCGGAAGGCGCAGGAAGGTGCGGCGTTCGAAATCGAGGCGAGCCGTGCGGCCGCCGACAAGCTGGGCAAGGAAGCACAGGGCATTCTGGTGCCGCCCGAGGTTCTGGCGCGCTCGCTGAACATGGGTTCGAACGGTCAGACGGGAGCAGGCAGCACGGGCGGCGCATCGGTCGCAACCGACCTTCTGGCGGTCGCGTTCATCGACCTGCTGAAGAATGCGACTACCATCATGCGGCAGGGGCGCGTGCTCGGTGGCCTGGTCGGTAACATCGATATTCCGAAGAAAACGTCGCGCTCGCAGGGCTACTGGATCGGAGAAGAAGACAACGCACCGGAACAGGAAATGGACCTGGGCCAGATCGCGCTGTCGCCGAAGACCGTCGCGGCCTATTCGGACATTTCGCGCAAGCTGATGCAGCAGTCCAGCCTGGATGTGGAGGCGCTGGTGCGCGCTGACCTGGCTGAGGCGCTGGGCCTGGCCATCGATCTGGCGGGCTACTACGGATCGGGCAGCGACCATCAACCGCGCGGCATCGCGAACTACACGGGCATCAACGCTGTTCCGTTTGCCGGCACGTTCCCGACCTACGCTGAAATCGTGGCGATGGAAACGGCTATCGCGTCAAAGAACGCGGCGGTGGAGAACATGGCCTATGTCGTGGACGCGGCGACCAAGGGCGCGGCGAAGACCACCCAAAAATTCCCCGGCACGCCGACCGGCGCGACCCTGTGGGAGCAGGGCGACACCATGAACGGCTATCGCACCGAGGTGACGAACCAGTTGCACGACGGCGACGTGTTCATGGGCAACTTCGCGGACCTCATCATCGCGCTGTGGGGTGGCCTGGACCTGACGGTGGACAAGATGTCCCTGTCGAAGTCGGGCGGTACGCGGATCGTCGTGTTCCAAGACGTGGATTTCGCGCTGCGACGTGTCGAGTCGTTCGCGCTGGGCCGCAAGAAGGCGGGCGCATAACGGGCGGCGCCCGGTAGTAACGAAAACGGGCCGCACTGACGCGGCCCGCTTCGCGAGAGGATATGAAAATGGCTTTCGAGCGTGGCGTAGTGGTGGAGCTAACGCGACCGGTGTTCGTGGACGGCGAAATGATGGAGGCGGGCGACCTGGTGGAGATGCCCGCGAGCGAGGCGCGCGCGATGAAGGCACGGAAACAGGCGCGCGACCCGCAGGAACGGGCCGGCAAGGGCGCGGCAAAGGGTAGGGGTGCCTGATGCCTTCGCATCCGTCCTGGGACGACCTGGACGAATTCCTGGAGTCCGACGATTTCGCCAGCCTAGCAACCATCACGCTGAAGGGCGGTGCCGTGCTGCGCGATGTGGCGGGGATCTTTGAAGAGCCGGGCATGTCCGCGGCGATCGGCACGTTCGAGCAGGACACGACACGGCCGACGTTCCTTTGTAAGTGGTCGGACGTTTCGGCGGTGCGTCGTGGCGACCTGTTCGTGATTCCCGACGACGCCGGCATGCTGAAGAACTATGAGGCGCACAAGACGCCAGCGCGAACTGGTGACGGCATGGCCGTGGTGTCCCTGGAGCCGTCGCTTTGATCGATATCTCGATAGACGAAATCGGCCTGGAAAGCGTCGAAGCGTTCCTGGCCGCTACGCCGAAACAGGTTGATGCGGCGATGGCGTCCACGTTCATCAAGATGGCTCGGTGGCTTACCACCAAGTCGGTGCGTGAGCTGGCGAAGCATTTGAAGCTACCGCAGAAGGAGGTGCGTAGGCGCCTTCGCACCTTTCGCCTGGCGCGTGTGGCGGGCGGCAAGGGCGTGCGTGTGTGGTACGGCCTGGACCCGATGGGCATGATCCACCTGAATGCCAGGCAGACAAGGCAGGGCGTTTCTGCCTACGGCGGGCGCTTTGTGAAGGGCGCATTTATCGCGAACGGTCGAGCCGGGGCGGGCGGCCCTGCATCGAGCAATCGCCAGGTGTTCGTCCGCGAAGGAAAGGCACGTCTGCCGATCAAAAAGGTATCCGTGGAGCTGGGCGACGAGGCGCAGACGTACATCGAAGACCATCTGCTGTCCGGCGCGCAATTCACCGCGCGGTTTTTCAAAGTGTTCGAACACGAGCTGAAATGGCGACAAACACGGTAGTTCAGGTATCGGCGTATCAGGATGCCGTGGTGGCCAAGATCCGGGCCGCGTTCCCTGACTTCAAAACGGTGGAGTTCGACCGCGAAGAAGTGGACCGCGACGAGCTGGAGGCATGCGACCTGCCGGCGATCCTTCTTGACCTGAACGAGTTCGAAGAGGCCAGCGAAGACGATCGTGGCAACGGCCAATCGCCGATGCGCGGGCGCGTCGAGGCGCGCGTGGTCATCGGGTATCGCACGACGCGAGCGAAGACCGCAGCGCGCGCTGCAGCCGGCACCCTGGCTGCCTGGATGCGGTTGCGCCGCTTCACGGGCGAGAACGTATGGACTGAACCGGCGAAGGTGATCGGGGCATATCGCGACGACTTCTCGCCAGGCATGGACCGATACACGGTTTGGCGCGTGGAGTGGGCGCAGGTTTTGCACCTGGGCGAAGACGTTTGGAAGGATGGCGGCACGACGCCGGGCAACCCGACTTACAGCTTTGCGCCAGACATTGGCTTGGGGAACGAGGCGCATTACCACCCGCTGCTTCCATCGGGAGCGCGGGCATCATGAGTCAAGACATTGGCGAGCTGCAGCGGCAGATTTCCCAGCTTGTCCGCATCGGCGTGGTGGTTGAGCTGGTCGCGGGGACCGACACGGCAATCGTGGAGATTGGCGGGGTCAATTCTGACCCGATGCAATGGACAACGCAGCGCGCCGGACCTGATGCCGACTGGTGGGCGCCAGAACCCGGCGAGCAGGTGGTGGTGTTCGCGCCGTTCGGTGACATGGCTCAGGCGTTCATCGCATTCTCGCTCTACCAGGACCAGTTCGCCGCGCCGTCCACGAATCCGAATGTGCGCCGCCGGACGTACAAGGATGGCGCGGTGGAGCAGTACGACCGCAGCGCGCACGCCTACCTGCTTTCCATCCCGAGCGGCGGCAGTTTCACGGTTCGGGTTGGCGACTCGTCCATGACGCTTACCGACGGAAAACTGACGTTCAACGCGGCGCAGGTTGAGCACGTTGGCGACCAGGCGACGTTTGGCGGCCAGGCGGTGGTGAAAAAGCTGCTGACCTGGTTGTCTGGTGTCGCGGGCAACGCAGGGAGTGGTGGTGGCGCAAACAGCATCCAGGGCGGCGTCAACGTGACGCAAGGCGACGTGGTTGTGGATGGCATCGGCGTGAAGGCTCACCACCACATCGAGCACGACGGGCCGCCTACCGGTTCCGCTCGGGCGTAAGACTAAACCCACACGTGGAACGGGGGACTGGCGAAAGCCAGAATCCCGTCCATGAACGGCACCTGCTCCACAACCGGAAAACCGCTTTCCGGCATTGCTCACCTGAAGCAATCCATTGCGGACATCCTGAACACCCCGAAGGGTAGCAGGGTGATGCGTCGCGAGTACGGTAGCGATCTGCCCGAGCTGGTGGACGCCCCTATGAATCTCTCCACTCTGTCGCGCATCTACGCGGCGACCGCGCGCGCGATTCATCGGTGGGAGCCGCGATTCAAGGTGCGGAAAGTGACGGTGGTGAACGCGCAACCTGGCGCGCTGGAGCTGGACCTGTACGGCACGTATCTGCCGGACGGCCAGCCGGTAAAGCTTGATGGCATTCGGGTGTCGTAATGTCGAGCGCCTACATCGCCGTCGATCTTTCGACGCTTCCGCCGCCGCAGATCATCGAAGCCCTGGATTTCGATACGATTTTTGCGGACCTGCTGGCCGAGCTGATATCGCGCGACAGCAGCTTTACCGCGTTGGTTGAGTCCGATCCGGCCTACAAGGTTTTGCAAGTCGCGGCATATCGCGAAACCTTGCTGCGTCAGCGCGTGAATGAGGCGGCGCAGGCGCTGCTGTTGGCGTATGCCGTGGATGGTGACCTGGACCAGATCGGCGCGAATTTCGACGTTCAGCGTCTGGTGGTCACGCCGGCCGACAACACGACCATTCCGCCAACGCCGGCCGTCATGGAGCGGGACGACGCGTTACGCGCACGCGTCCAGCAGTCTTTCGAAGGCTTCAGCAGTGCCGGCCCGGTTGGCGCGTACCAGTTCCATGCGCTGTCCGCGTCTGGTCTGGTGCTCGACGTGAGCGTTACGACGCCGCAGGCGGGGACGGTGCTAGTTACTATCCTGCATGCGAACGGTGACGGCGGGGCGGCGAATGACGTGAATGGTGCGCTGATTGCGACGGTGCGCGCCGCGCTCAATGCTGACAATGTGCGCCCGTTGTGCGACACGGTTATTGTGCAGTTCGCGACGATTCTCCCGTACTCCATCAACGCTACGCTGGAAATCGATGCCACGGTGGACCAGGACGCGGTGCTGTCGCTCGCGCGAGCACAGGCGCAGGTGTACGCGAATAGGGTTCACAAGTGCGGTGGCGCTCCAACTATTGCGGGTGTTTATGCCGCTCTGTGGGTGACGGGCGTTCAAAACGTGACGCTCAACGCGCCTGGCATCCAGGCTGACATGGCCGCAGCAAAGACGCAGGCGTCGTACTGCACCGGCGTGACGGTGGGCGGGGTGAAGGTCTGATGGCGGACGCCAGCCTGCTGCCGCCGAGCGCGACGAGGCAAGAGCGCGCGATTGCGCTGTCTCTCGCGCGCCTGTCTGCCGTTCCAGTTCCGCTTCGAACGCTCTACAACCCGGCGACTTGCCCCGTTGATCTTCTGCCGTGGCTCGCGTGGTCATACTCGGTCGGCGAATGGGATAGCGCGTGGCCCGAAGCAACGAAGCGCGCTGTTATCGCGTCCAGCGTTGCCGTGCACCGAATCAAGGGGACGAAAGCGTCTATCACGATGGCGCTGGCTGCGGCGGGATATCCGGACGCAACGGTCATCGAGGGCGATTCCGATAACTCATACAACGGCGCGGTGCAGTTCGATGGCAAGGCGACATATGGGGCGGCGAACACGACGAATTGGGCGCATTACCGTGTGCGTCTTGGACACCCCATTTCAAACACTCAGGCCGAACAGGTGAAGCGAATCCTGGCGGCGACAGCACCAGCGCGATGCGTGCTGGTGGCTCTCGAATTCGACGCTGTGGCCGCGACATATAACGCGGCGATTAATTTCGATGGCACCTATAACTACGGGATTGTTGGCTGATGGCAAATCAACCTGAACAGGATCAATGGGACGCCGGGGTCTATCAGATCGAAAAGACTGATCCGGTCCTGGGCGGTCTTGGCGGCATTGCGAACGCGCCGCTTTTGAACCTGGCGAATCGAACGAAGTACCTCTACAGCCGCATTCAGGAAATCTTGGGTGTTGGCAAGGGCTACGCGATCGCTGGCGGGACGGCAAACGCTATTACGTGCAGCTACACGCCGGCGGTTTCGGCCATCGCTGACGGGCAGACTTTCAAGGGCAAGGTGGCGGCGGCCAACACGGGGGCAACGACGTTCACACCGAACCCGGCGGCCCAGGGCGGCATTGCGCCGCTTCCGGTTTATGGGCTGGATCTCCAGCCGCTATCCGGTGGCGAAATCGTCGGGCAGTTCACGGTTCAGTACAACGCGAGCTTGAACAGCGGGGGCGGCGCATTCGTCCTGATTGAAAATCCGGGCGGCATTACTCGCGCTTCAGCGCCGGCGCTGGCTGACAACAGTGCGGCGATCGCGCCCACGTCGTGGATTCGCTCGATTTTCGCGCCGCTCGCGTCGCCGGCATTCACGGGCAGCCCGCAGGCGCCTGTGCCGCCGCAGTTCGACAACAGCACGAAGCTGGCGACGACAGCGTTCGTGCAGCAGGCGCTAGGCAACTTTCAGGGTTTTGTTCCGCTTACCGCGTCGGCAACGCTTACCGCAAGCCAGACGGGCTCGTTTATCGAGGCGAGGGGAACTTCTGGATATTCGATTGCGCTGCCGCCCCCGTTGACTCCGGGTCTGGTGTTCACGATCTTTAACGCCAACAGCAATTCAGTCACGCTATCCACCTCAATCGGAGCGATCTATTCGGCTAACAACTCGTCGTCGAGCTACATTTTGACGGTTGCACAGTCTGCACAATTGGTGAGCGACGGGTCGAACTGGGTTGTCATTTCTGGGCAAGCGGTCGGCGCGCTCTTGACCAACGGCTATCAGAAGCTCCCGAGCGGCTTGATTATCCAGTGGGGGGCTGCAACCACGAACTCATCGGGGGTCGCGACCGTCGCTTTCCCGATTGCATTCCCCAATCAACAGCTTGGCGCGGTCGCATCGATCAACGCAACGCTTACAACGGGCCTAGTTTCAACGTATAACTTCAGCAAGCCAAGCATGAGTATCGGGACGCAGAGTTATCAAACAAATGCAGGTGCCAGCGCGGCCGTCACCTACTTGGCATGGGGGTTCTGAGAATGGGTCAAAAATTCGCAGCCTTCGACTCGCAAGGCAACATCACCGCGTTCTACGACAGTATCGACAGCCCGGTACCGGAAGGGGTCCCGGCTATCGAAATCAACGATGCAGAATGGCAGACGTGCATCAGCCAACAAGGCCAGTGGCATGTGTCGAGCGATGCGCTTGCGCGGGTTCCGCCACCGACGGCTGCCGAGCAACTCGCATCCGTAAAGGCATCGGCAATTGCGGCGCTGAGCGCGGCATGCCAGGCGGCAATCCTGGCTGGTTTCACATCGTCGGCCACTGGCTCGGCAACGTTCTACCCAATGACAGACACCGACCAGCGCAACCTTCAGAGTTCTGCTTTGGCTGCAGCGTGGAGCGCCGGGGCCGGGGGCTGGCACGTGTCCCTGTGGTGCCGGCAGGGCGACGCCTGGGCGTATGTCGAGCACACGGCCCAACAGGTGCAGCAGGTGAACGCGGATTGGGTGACGTTCCGCGCGTCTGCGCAACAGAAGTATGCGGCCGCCATCGACCAGGTGAACGCGGCCACGACCGCGGACGCCGTGCGAGCTGTCGCGGTCTAGTCGCAGGTGTCGTTTAAACAGAATAGCCGCCCACGGGCGGCTTTTTGTGCTTAAACCCCCACGTGGAACGTAAGTCGTGCAAACGAGAATATGGCGGCAATCTGAAACTAGACCGCCCCATAGGCCAACATGAGCACTGACTTTTTGCATGGCGTCGAGGTCCTGGACATTGACGACGGCCCGCGCAGCATCAGCGTTGCGTCGAGTTCCGTAATCGGCATCGTCGGCACTGCGCCGAATGCCGACCCGGTCGCATTCCCGCTCAATAAGCCGGTTCTCATTGCCGGCTCGCGAAAAGAAGCGGCGAAGCTGGTTGCACTCAGCACGTCGGCCGACAACGGCACGCTGCCGGATGCCATCGATTCCATCTTGAACCAGGCGAAAGCGGTTATCGTCGTCGTGCGTGTTGACGTTGCGCAGGATGCGGCAGCGCAGCGTGCGCTGGTGATCGGCGGGACGGACGCGAACGGCAACTATACGGGGCTTCAGGCGCTGATGGCGTCGGAGCACGAGCTTGGATTCAAGCCGCGCATCGTCATCGCGCCGGGCTTCACGCACCAGCGCGTCGCCGACGGCGTTTCGACGCTTTCCGTTGACACGCACGGCGCTGGCTATACCGATGGCGCGTATACGCTGGACGTGTCCGGCGGTGGCGGCGGCGCTGGCGCACTGGCTACCGCAGTCGTGAAAAATGGCGCGGTTTCGTCCTGCACGTTGACGCGCAACGGCTTCCATTACACGCAGCCGCCCACGTTCGCCATGCCGGCAGCAGCCGGCACGCCGATCGAGGCGGCGGTTTTCCATGCAACGGTCGGCGTCGTCGGCAACGCTGTGGTGGGCGTTCTGCAGGGCACCATCCTGAATTCGCTGCGCGCGATCGTAATCGCGGACGGCCCCGGCACGACCGATGCCGACGCAATCGCGTATGCCGGCGATTTCGGCAGCAGGCGCATCTACCTGGTTGATCCGCCGGTCACGAAGACCGATTCGCGCGGCAACAACGTGGTTTCCTATGCGAGCGCATGCGCCGCCGGCCTGCTGGCCCAGATCGACAACGACAAGGGGTTTTGGTGGTCGCCGTCGAACCAGATCATCAGCGGTATCACGGGCACGGCGCGGCCCATTGATTTCACGCTGGGCGATACGACGAGCCGAGCCAACCTGCTGAACGCCAAGAACGTCGCGACGATCATCCGCCAGAACGGGTTCCGCCTGTGGGGCAACCGCACGCTTTCGAGCGATCCGAAGTGGGCGTTTCTGTGCGTGGTTCGCACCGCTGACATCATCGCGGACAGCCTGCAAGCGGCGCACCTGTGGGCGGTGGATCGCGGCATCACGAAAAACTACGTCAGCGACGTGGTGGAGGGCGTGAACGCGTTCCTGCGCAGCCTGACGGCGAAGGGTGCAATCCTGGGCGGCAAGTGCTGGGCCGACCCGGATCTGAACACGCCCGACCAGATCGCTGCCGGCAACGTGGCGTTCGACTTTGATTTCGGGGCGGTCAATCCGGCCGAGCGCGTGACGTTCCGCAGCCACATGACCAACGGCTATATCACCAGCATTTTTTCGACTTCGACGGGCTCGTAATCCATGCCGATCCAAGACATTCGCAAATACTTCAACGTCTTCTATAACGGCTTCGGCATGGCGGGGAAGTGCGAGGAATTCAACCCGCCGAAGCTGACTGCGAAGCTCGAAGAGTTCCTGGGCGGCGGCATGTTCACGCCGGTCGAAATCACGATGGGCATGGAAAAGATGGAGTCGGATTTCACGCTCAAGTCGTTCGACAAGGGTGTGCTCGGCACGTTTGGCGTTACGGAAGGGTCGAGCCTTACCGTTTTCCTGCGTGAAGTTCTGGAAGACGACGAAGGCCAGGAAACCGGGGTGATTCACACGATGCGCGGCAAGGTCAAGGAGATCGACCCGGGCACGGTGAAGACGGGCGAGGCGGCAAGACTGAAGACGACGATGGCGCTCAAGTATTACCGCTTGGACCACGGCGGCACGACTGTTCTGGAAATCGACAGCGTGAACATGATTTTTAAGCAGAACGGCGTGGACAAGCTGGCGAACGCCCGCAGCCTTCTGGGCATGTAAGGGCATCGGGGGCCAGCGCGTGGCGCTGGCCTGAAACTCACTTTCAAGACAACGAGGGAACATCATCATGGCTCGTACCAGTGCGAACGCATCGGGGAATGACGAGAAGAAGCCGAATCCGGTGGATTTCGTGGAATACGGCGACGGCTACGCAGATATCACGCTGTCGCGACCGCTCATGATGGGCGACGCGAAGGTGTCGGTTGTCCGCATGCGCGAGCCGGAAGTGCGGGACAACCTGGCCCATGAAAAGGCGAAGGGCAGCGAAGGCGAAAAGGAGGTGACCGTGTTCGCCAATCTGCTGGAACTGTCGCCGGAGCAGATTGGCCGCATGCCGCTGCGTGACTACCGCCGGCTGTCGGCGGCTTATTCGGGTTTTCTCGACTAGCGCCCGACTACATCCGAAGCGGTGCGCTTGCCCTGGCCAGTCATACCGGCTGGGGCGAATCGGAAATTCTATCCATGCCTGTATCGCGGTTCATGTGGTGGCTGAAAGGGCTGGAGTAATGGGCTAGCGAAGCATGGCGAATCGGCGTTTAAACGCAACTATCGTAATCGGCGGGGCCATCGCGCCCACGCTGAAAAGCACTTTTGGCGCGGTCAACAAAGGCATTTCCGGCGTTGGCAAATCGGTGCAGGACCTGGAGCGCCGTCAGAAGCTGCTGGGGCGCTCGATTCGTGAGTTCGGGCGGGCCGGCAAGGACGTTGACGGCCTGCGCAGTTCGTATGCGAAGCTGACCCAGGAGCTGGATCGCGCGCGCCGTGCCCAGGACCGGCTGGCGACCGCGCGTAAGCGTGCGGAGACCATCGTCGGGGTGGGCGGCTCTGTTCTGCGTGGCGTGGGCGTCGGCGTCGCTGCGGCTGGCCTTGCGGCGCGCCCGCTGCTCGGCGCTGCAATCGAGCGCGAAAACGCCATCAACGTGATTCGCAATTCCGGCGTGTCGAAAGAAGAAGCCGACGCGATGGTGAACGCCGCGAAGAATTCAAAGCAGTTCGGCGTATCCATCACCAGGGCAACTGATACCGTCGGCGAGCTGCGCACGGCGCTGGGTGATGCGCACCATGCTATTGAAGCGCTTCCGACTACGCTGAAGGCAATTTCCGGCCTGCAACTCTACAATCGCGGCCACAAAAACCAGATTGGCGAGGATGCCGCGTATAGCCTTGCGAAGATCGCGGAGGAACGCGGCGGCGCTTCGTCCCCGGAAGCGTTGCGCGAAAAGCAGAACTGGGCGTTCAAGGCACTTACCGGCTCTAACGGCGTCGTTACCGCGGACGATCAACTGACCGCAATTCGTCGCGGCAAAGCCGCAGTGGCGGCAATGGACGACCGTGCGTTCTTCGGCGATACGTTCCTGATGCAGGCAATGAGCGCGGCCGGCTATGGCACCGCAGAAAGCACGCTCTTTAATGCATGGATCGGCGGCCACCAGACGCATAGCGCGTTCGATCACATGATGAAGTTGGGGCTGCTTGATAAGAGCAACGGGAAGGTTAAGTTCGACAAGACGGGCAAGGTAAAAACGGTTTCGCCCGATGCTCTGATTCACAATGACCTGTTCATAAAGGACCGCCAAGCGTGGGTGGACAAATACCTGATCCCCATCGCCAAGGCGAACGGCGTCGATATGAACGACCCAGCGCAGATTGCGAAGTTTGCGGCCAGCATCGCGTCTAACCCGAACGCTGCGAATATCATTACGCAGCGCATGCGGTTTTCGCAAAGCATCGCAAAGGACCGGCACAACGTTGATATCGCAAACGGTGTGGACGAGTCTGACGCGGCTAATCGTGCGTCCACTGCCGGCAAGGTCGATAACGCGCGCGCTCGCCTGGATGATGCCGAGGCGCGCATGGGTAACGTTCTGCTGCCGGTATTCGCCAGCGCGATGGAGAAAGCGGCGTCCGCCCTGGAAGGGCTGAACAAGTTCGCCGACGAGTCGCCAACCGCGTTCAAGGTCGCGACCGCCGCATTCGTCGGGCTCACCGGCGCTGTGGCTGCCCTGACTGTGGCCGGCGGTGTGTCGAAGCTGGCGACCGTCGGGCTTACTGCCGCAATGACCACGCTGGGCGGATCGATGGACACGACAGCGGCAACCGCCGGGCGCGCGTCCACGGGCCTGATGGGGTTCCTGGGCAAGCTGGGCCTGGTTGGTGCGCTGTCTACCACTGCGCTGGCCGCAGCTAAGGCTGCCGGCCTGCCCGACGTTGATGAATCTCAGGGCGTTAAGGACGTGAGGGCGGGGAGCTGGCTTTCCGCATCTGCGCATCTTCCGGCCGGCACCTTCTTGCGCGCCTATTCAGCGCATTTGATGGGGCGGTCAAACGATGAAATCGCTGCGTCGGTTTCTGGTGGCGAGAATCCATCCGAACTGCTTCCCAAAATCCCGCCGAGGGCAACGGCTGGCAATGCTGGAGCGCCTGCGCAAGACAACCGGCAGTATCACATAACGATTAACCAGCAGCCTGGCCAATCTGGCGCGAGCGTGGCCAACGACGTAACGAAGAAGCTGGGCGGTCCGGCAAAATCCGGCCTTGGTTCCGGCCTGTATGACACGGGGTTTTAAGACATGGCAGCAGATAGCGGAAACATGCCCACGATGATGGTCCTGGGCGACTACCTGTTTTCCATCAACACGTTGGTATTCCAGGAGTGGGCGCGCTCGACTGAGTGGCGGTGGCCGGCGCAGGAGCGCATGGGTCAGTATGACGCCCTGCAATTCACCGGGCCGGGGCCGGATACGCTTGAGCTGCCCGGCGTCCTGTTCCCGAACTGGCGGGGCGACATAAACGGCCTGGACGAGCTGCGAAGCATGGGCGATGACGGCCAGCCTTATCAGCTTGTGGACAGCATGGGCTATGTGCAGGGCCGCTGGATCATGGAGCGCCTGGACGAGCGGCAGTCTCATCACATGGTGGACGGAACCCCGCAGAAGGTCGATTTCACGTTGCGCCTGCGCAAGTTCGATGACGGCGAGGAAACCGACGACGGCGCGAGCATCCTGGACAAAGCCACGGGCGCACTATCGTCCGTTGCAGGCGCCGGCAGTGCGCTTTCTGGGGTCGCTGGTGTGGTGGGGAAGATTCAAAGCGGTGCCGCGTCAGTGCTGGGCGACCTTAAAAGCGCGGCCGCTCAGGTTCAGGCGGCCGTCGCCCCGGTGCTTGCGGATGCGGCGAGCGTCGTTGGCGCAGTGAATCGCGGAATCGCCGTGGTGAACGACATCCGCAACGTTGCTTCCCAGGTGGAGCAGCAAGTGAAATCCATTGGAAATATCGGGGCGGCGCTGAGTGGCGCAACAACCTTGTTCGAAAAGGCTCGGGCACTTGGGATTCATGCCGCATCAGCAAGTGCCGTAATAGCGAATATCAGCTCGATGGCGGGCACGCTTCCGGCCGCCGCTACATCTGCACTGTCCGCCGCACACAACGCCACCAAGGGCGTTTCGGGGCTTCTGGCGAGCACTCAAAGCGCAGCGCAATCCATCTTGTCGAAATTCCCATGAGCCAAACCTACGTTTCTCGCGATGGCGATACGCTCGACTACATCGCATACGTGCAATACGGGAAGGTCTCGCCGGAGATCCTTGGCGCGATCCTGGCGGCCAATTATGGCCTGGCTGACCTGGGGCCGCTGCTGCCCATCGGCACGCCCGTTGCGCTGCCCGTGATCGACGTGGCAACACAGACCGCGACCAGCAACGAGGTATCGCTATGGACTTAGGAATTGCGCCATCCTACGTGCTCAAGGCAAACGACAATGACATTACGGCGATCATTCGCGATCGCTTTGTATCGCTGTCACTGACGGACGAAACGGGGGAAAACTCCGACAAGCTCGAAATCGTGCTGGCTGACCACGACGAGGCCACGCGCATCAAGGTCCCGCCGCGTGGAGCGGAGCTTGCGCTATCGCTTGGATACGACGGCGTGCTGGTTCCGAAAGGCATTTTCGTGTGCGATGGGGTTAGCGTGAAGGGGTTCCCCGAGCAAATGACGATTCACGCGCACGCTGCGCCGTGGGAGCAGACGCCGAAGGGGAAAAGCGATTTCCAATCGCATAAGACGCGGTCCTGGAAGGCGGGAATTACCATCGGCGCAATGGTGTCGAAGATCGCGAGCGAGCATGGCATGGCCGCCATCGTTTCGCCCGCGCTCGCATCGGTCAAGCTGCCGCACTTCGACCAGTCCGAAGAATCGGACATGAACCTGCTTCTGCGTGTCGCGAAGAAGTACGACGCCATTTCGAAGCCCGCCGGCGGGAAGCTGATTTTCGCGAAGCGCGGCGACGCCACGACGGCATCCGGTGCCGCGCTTCCGAAAATAAAGGTGGATAGAAGCGACTGCGGGGCATACGACTGGAACGCCAGCACGCGGGAATCCGCTGGCACCGTCGTGGCCTATTGGCACGCGAAGCGCGCAGCGCGTCGGCACGAAATCCATGTCGGGGAGGGCGAGCCAGTGAAACGGCTCAAGCAGTATTTCCCGACCCAGGACATGGCCCTGGCGGCAGCGCGTGCCGAGCTGGCCCGGCGCGCGCGTGGCGCTTACACATTCTCGGTCAACATACCCGGCACGCCCGCGCTTACGGCTGAGTGCATTCTGGACGTAACCGGGTTCCGCGACGAGATAAACGGCGAGTGGCTCGCCAAGCGCGCCGAGCATATTGTGAACAAGGACGGAGCCTATCGCTGCATCGTGGAATGCGAGCTGCCGAACAGCAACGAGGAGGTCAAGGACACCATGAGCGGAATCGTTTCCGATAATTCGCGATAGATAAGGACTCCATGATGCCGATCAGCAATTCGAGCGCGACTACGACGCGCTGACCGCCAGCCAATGAAGGGAAGCCCGCCTAGAGCGGGCTTTTTCGCGGGTCATCGTCTCCGATTTGCCAACTGCTAATCGCTGTACCTACGAGCTAGAAGTAGGCTCTCCAGAAATCAGTTCGCGGCTTGGCGCGCGTGACCGCATTGATCCAGTCAGCAAGCGCTTGTAGCTCTGCTTCTGCTTGTGCATCGTCTACCTCACCACCTCTCCAAGCCGTCCAAACCCTCTGGAACATTCTCTGCGTGACGGCGGGCGGATGGATGCTGTCATTCCCCATCATGCCCTCAACGGTCCAGCCGCTCCATGCAGGGTCCGCATTATCCTGCCAGTCAGCGCGGGCGGTGTTGGCTCCCCTAGTTATCTCCATGTGGTCCCGTTCGAGCTCGATCTCGTACGTGTCGTCATGGCCCCAACGCGGGCTGAAAATCTGTAACTCAATTGTCGGCATGCTCATCTCCCGCATGGTTGTTGTACTGCCTAATCCGCAGGGCGGTTGTTCGGCTGGCGGCTTTCCTTGTTGAGTGCCACCCATAGAATAGTGAGGAGGGCGACAGCGCACTCAAAGGCAATAAAGTGCGTCACCCATCCGAGCCAGAAGATGAGCGGGTCCGCACTTCTCCAGAGGGAGAACTCAAGATTGCGTGACTCCAAGCCGCCGCAATACTGCTTAGTTAGCTCAAAAGTACGGATCACTTCAGCATCACTCATCGCCCGCAGCTCTGCTTCGGTGGGATGCGGGCACTGGGGTCCGGGCGGAGCGGTCCATGTAACGGTTGTCACGTAGCCATTGATCGGGTTATGAGCCAGCACCGCCAACACAGCGATCACAGCCCCGACGAATAGCCCAATGCGTTGTGCCCTACACAGGCGTCCTAGCAGTTCCATGCGCCCCCCGCCGTCTCATTTCGTGTCTAAAGATTGTAGCCGGGAGCGGCCCCAACTTTAATGCAGACTTCTGCGAGGGCTTTACGCTGCTCACGAAGCCCCTTTTTTGCGTCAGTCGCCGGAACCTTCTACCGGGCCCACGTCGTACGCCATCGGGCCGTGTCCAGCCGGGCACAAGGGTGCGCCGACCTTCAACCATTTGGCCGACACGCGGGCCGTGTATCCGCACTCGGTGCACTCGGTCTTGTGCATGCGCGTTGACTGGCGCGGCGGCTTGTTGTTCAGCGGCTCTGCCTTGCTGGTACCCTCGTCGTCGCCTCCATCCTCGACCGGCTTTCGCTTCGTGTCGCCCATGATCGCAGAAATGTCGATCAGCGTGCGCGGCCCGTCTGGCATGATCGCGGCATGGGGCAGTGTCCCTAGCTTGTCGATCATGGGCTGAATCCACGCCTGAAGGGCTGGCGGCTGCTGTGCATGGGTGAGCCTGCCCGTGAAGCCAAGAGCCCGTGCAACGCGCGCAAACTCGCCCTTGTGCCCCTCTGCGAGCCCGACCGCTGCATGCGTCAGTTCGTGCGCGAGCGTACAGGCAACGGCCATGCTGTCGGCGCGACGCGGAGTCAAGAAAATCTCGAAATGCCCATCTTCGCTCACGCGGGGCGACCAACATTCGCCGGTCGCATTATCGTTCTTCCCGCCGCTCGTCCAACCAATCGTTACTCGAAACTTCGGGAGGGGCTTTCCGAGTTCCGCGAAGCGCGGAGCCATGAGCGTCGCCATGCTGTTGAGCCATGTCTCGCGGTTGAGCTTCACGCTTTCCGATTGTGCCGGTGGCACCATTTTGCAGTCCTATGTAGTTCGTTTAAACAGGATAAATTCTGACGGTGATTTATCCGCAGGTTGCTCCGGCTTCGCCTATTGGCTTGGATGCCCTTTATAGAAACCGACCAAAGCAAAGAAGGCGGTGAACTCGAAATTACAGGATTCGCACACGTATTCTTGGTGAACTGTCATGCTCCCGATTGCGCATGCTCCCATCGTCACATTCAGTGACTGACGGGCCGGACAAGTCGTCTGCATGCTGTCTACCACCTTCGCCTTCCAGTCGTCGGAGTTGAGCATGGGGGGCCTCCCATCGATAGTTCGTCGATTATCCACGGTGTTCCTGCGCCCGAGCAGAAGGCGCAGCGCCCCGTGCGGATGACAAGTATTTGTCTGATGATAGAGTGTGCCTGACAAACAAATAGCGAGGTGCGCCGAATGGCATCAGTCACTATCGAGTTGGGTTCTGGAAAGCGCGCGACTCTGACTCGCGCGAGCGGTTCGGCCGGCGCGAGCCTGTCGGCCGGTCAACGCAGCGCCGTTTCTGAATTGATGCTGCACTGGCCGAAGTACGCGGGCCTGATGACAAACGCTCCGACATACCTGCGGCAACTGGGCCTAGACGCGCACCAAGACACCCCGCTCGATGCGCTCCGGTCGGCCATCGAAGAGGGGCGCGTGGCGGTCGAGATTGGCCGCCAGATAGCCGGCGGCGGCGCTTCCAGTGGTCAGCCCTCATCCAGACCATTCCCCCTGTCCAGCAGGCTCGCCAGCGTGCCGGCAGTGGCCTCGCTGCCGGCGGACAAGCCGCTCCCGAGTTGGGCCACGCCTAGCGACGTGTCGGCAGATGAACTGATAAGCTATTTGGAGAGCGTCGTCGGAGGGGCCGGAAGCAGTCTCGCCAGCTCCGCATCCGGGCTGGTTGACGGCACGCCGCTAGGCGACGCTGCGCCGTTCTCGCTGGATGATTCGCCACTCGGTGACGTGCTGAACGTCGCGGCCGTGGACCCGTTTCAGGAAGAACAGTGCTTCGCGCGATACGAAATCGACATGGAAATGTGCGCGGCTGCTGGCGCGATGTACAAAGACCCTCGGACGTATGCGTTGTGCAAGCAGCGGGCGTTCGATAAATACCAGACTTGCAGAGGAATGTGACATGAGCAAACCGAGACGCGCGACCATCGTGTTCTACGACGAGGACACCGAGCAGGTGACGCTGTGCACCGTATTTCGCAAGGACGTGCAGGCCGTGCTCGACCGCGAATTGAATGCAGGCGTCGCCATCACGATTCCGCCGGGTGCCGAGCCGAACGACGGTTGCCCGATTACTGACGAGGACGCGCGACGACTCGGCGGGATGGCGCTGCTGATGCAAGCGGGGGTACATCCGGAGCTACGTGACAGGCTCAAGTTTGCCGAAGCGGGCTCCGTCGATTGGTCGCCAGTGCGTCGCCCGGATGAATGA